CGTTTAGAAGTGCTTCTGCTAGAGTATTACCGGAGCCACCAAAAGGTCTGCTCTTTAGAACTCTCCAACCGCTTGAAGTGTACGGCCTCTTTCCAATCATGGAAAGTGCGTTTACTTCACGGTTTAGCATAGACCAAACTTTCTGTCCGTAAAGAACATTGTAAAGTCCGGTTGTTGTGCTAATTCCTGTTACTCCGCTTGCGCTTGCGTCTGCCAAATCGTGTGCAGTATGTACTCCTTGAACTACACCTGCTTGCTTTAGAATATCGTTGCCGCCAAATGCGCCTCCGAATCCGTATGTCTCTGCTTCTAAGTCTCTTATTGTGTTAATATATCCTGTCATCTTATATCCCTCCTCAATTTCCAACAAAACTGTGTAGTTCCGACCAATCCATCTTTGCTATTTCATCCATAGATGTCGGAAAACCTTCGGGCAATGCCTCTGTGTTTTCTTGTGCTTTGAGAATATTTGTCTTGTCTTCTGAAAAAGACTTGCGTAGTTCTGTTAACTCTTCTTTTAGTGCGTTAACTTCTGATTGTGCATCATAGTTGGTTTTTGCTATAGTTGCTGCACGACTTTGTGTTTCTTCTGCGAATCGAGCCTCAAAAGTTGTTTGTAGGTTAGCCAATGCTTGCTTTTCCAATTGCTCAGAACGGAACTCTACATATGCTTTCTCAATGTTTTCATTACTAAGGTTTAGAGAATTAATTTCTTCATTCCCAAAAGCCTTAACAACGGTTTTAGAAGCCTGTCCGTCATGGACTGGATTACCATTGTCAATTACTACACGGTCTGCTGGCTCTCCGGTTTCAACATCATTATCAGACTTTGCTTCTTCATCTGAATATTCCATTTCCTCCATTTCATCTGCGGAAGGAGCCATCATTTCTTCCGTAGGTTCTTCTTCTTCTTTGCGTAGAGTATTGACTTCCTCTAATAGAGTGTCAAGTTCCTCAAGTGCCTTTTCTAATTTTTCGGTCATTTTTTCACCTTCTTTTTGTTGTTTTAATATGTCAAACTTCGCTTCGGGGTTTATTCCTTTTTCGCATATAGTCACTTCATGTAATTCTAGTTTGCTAATTTCGCTATATTCACCTAATTCTGAATGTTGCTTCTTAACTTTTTGAAGTGCCTGTCCTCCTATGCTAAAAGACCTTAATGTTCCTTTGCGAATACCTCTGTTTATTTCCTTTGCTTTTTCTATGTCGTCTCTTAATTTTATTACTACAAAAAATCCTACATCATCTACTTGAGTTTTCCATATTTTACCGTTCTTGTCTCTATATGATTCTATTACTTCTCCAACTTGCACATTAGAATGATTAGTCATTACATTTCTAAACTTTGATTTCTCCATAAATTGTTCTACTGCTTTTTGAAGTGCTGTGAGTGTGATTAGGTCATTTTGTTTGTCTACGATTTCTATACTTGCATATCCACCAATCATTAAGTCGCTACTACTTTTTAGTATCTGAAAATCGTTTTCCCGTAGAGATATAACACTTGAGGCCATATTTCTCAAACCTTCGTTAATCTTTTGCTATATAATACTTTATTCTTTTTCAGTATTTATTACCAAGTCTTTGAATTTATCTTTATTAATATCCCAAACGCCTTCATCTCCCTCGGTGTCTGCTGGTTCTTGCTTGTAGCCGGTCCACACTAACCACATCTTTTTATCATCAACAGGCAATACTCTAAAGTGTAACTTAGTTTCAAACTTATTACCATTTAAGAAGTATTCATGGTAGCCATCCCTTTGTACCCCTAATGTAATCTTGCCCTCATCTAATACTTTATCAGAAGTGTTTGTTGTTGCTACTTTAGCAGGGAATTTCCCCGCCTTACCAAATAAGTCGAATATATCATCATCCGAATTAATATCAATAGACCAATGTAAAGTAGTATCCGATAACTTAATCGCCATATGTAAATTGTCATCAGCACTAGAATATATCTTAAATTCACCTTCTCTATATTCTACCGGAGTCTTATATTCAGTATCGCTCAACATTATTTTATCTGCATCTGCAAAAAACTTATTGGTTTTAGAATCGAAACTTATTCCATCTCTAGCATTAAACCAATCTTTTAATTTTGTCATCTTACTTTCTAATATACTATCATATAATCTACCATAGGTCTTTACTAAAAAATTATGTAATTCTTGAATAGTCATAGCACCTCTTTCCTTTAGGTGTTGATAGACAGAAACGGTAAGTTGGCTTTGTTTGGTTTTCATTATATCTTCTGCTTGGCTTTTCCAAGAATCTAAATCTAGCATAGCATGTTTAGACATAAGATTATCATTTTCAAAATATAAACTAAATCCATCCATAGATTTTAGAATTGCTGTACCATGAACAAGGTCAGTAATAGCAATCCCCTTTTCTAATGCAGTAGCCTTATACTTTAGGCTCTTTTTAGTATCTTTAGAAAGTAGTTCTAAAGTAATTATTTTTTCGGGGGTAGATACTTCGGGTATCTCTATTGCAGTAGCCCCATAAATAGTAAACCTATCTTCTTTTGATTTTACCTCATCGACCTTAACTCTAAGGATTTTACCAATGTCTATGGAAAGTTTAGTATTGTTTGCCTTACCGACATTCATATATTTTATACCATTTAATTCTTTAATGTGATTTCCTTCACCTTCTGCTGGTCCTGCACCCAAAGTATAAGAGAACATATTAGACTTGGTTTCTCTTTTATCTAGAACTATCAAATCTAAATCAACGAACTTTTTCCACTTAACCCACTTAGGGTTCTTCTTAGTCCCTATAAAATATGTAGATTCAATATCCTTGATTACAACACCTTCTGCTGTAGGCATTTCCATAATCACTTTAGAATATTCTTCTACATCTTTCATGGTGTCTGCAATTCTAGTATCCTTTTTAGAAGGAAATGCTATCTTTTCATCTGAATGCATAGAGTAATTGTGGAATAGGATATTTATTCTATCTCTAAGTGGTTCAGAAAGTAGATTCCTTTCTTCATGTCGCATAATATCAAAAACATGCGCTCTTAATGTAGCATCGGGATATTGGTTTTTGAATACATGTGAAATTGTATCTGCTCTATGAAGGGCCTCTTCTCCATCAAATAGTATTAATTCTGCATCTAAAATACAATCTCCAAAATGCTTCTTTTGTAGTTCCTCTACTTGCCCTTTGCATTTATCGGTTATGTCTTTTTCATTATAAGAATAAACCTTAATCTTATCATCTATTTTATGAATCTGTATTCTCATACCATCATATTTTTCCTGCACTACATATTCTCCCGAGAATCCTTGTAGTTCTTTCATGTCGTCTATTTCAAATATTCTATACATTGGTTTATTTGGTATAATGAAATCTACTGCCGCCTTTTCTTCTTCTGATTTTTTCAACTGTATTCCAAGTAAATTATCCCATTCTGATTGAGAATGCTTAGAAAGGAAAAATAATTTGAGTAAAGATAAACCATTTTTAACTTTACTTTCTATTCTTTTAGAGTCTTTACCGTCACCATAATGTTCTGTAATATATAATCCAATATCTTTAGGGTCTAAATCCAATCCCTTTAAGCCGATTGTAATATCGTCTTCCGGCATATCTTTAATATCATATAATTCCGCTGAAAGAACTTCATCATTAGTTCTCAATGCATAGTGAATGAACTTTACCATAACTGAACTATCTGTCATTAAGGCTTCTAAGACATCCTTTTTGAATCTCTTAGCAAATGGGTCTTGTACTTCATCAGACTCAAATCTTAATTGTTTAATACCTTCATATATTTTAGAAGCAGTTGGACTATCGGGATTGTTAGCATCTTTATTTTCCAATATATCTTCTGCAATATATTGTTGTAGTTGCTTACCCAAATAATCTAAATTGTCGTATTCATCTTTGATGTCTTCTATGGTCTTTCTCCATCTAGACCCGTAATTCTTTGGGTCACTTTTAGCAGAAAGATATGCTACTCTAACCTTCTCAAATAATGAGAGTATTTTGCTTGAGATGGATTCAGTTTCCTTCTCAAATAGAAGGCCGGTAATTGGCATAAGGCATCACTATAAAACTCTTATTTTGTAAACCCAAGTCCCTCTATTGTAAACCCAAGTCCCTCTATTATTGCCATTTTTGTATGCAATTCAGAAGGATTCATTGCCTTTATTTCTTTAATGGCCATAGATAGTGCCTCAAGTTGTTTTGTTGTTAATTTTGATATTTCCCCTTCTAGCATCTTTAGAGCAACCTTGGAATCCAACCCCTTTACCGTAGATAATTGGGTTCTTAGAGTAATGTCTTCTTTTGGGTCTACTGCCTTCTTAATCTTATATTCGTCTTCTTTACCAGCAAGACCATATCCTTCTTCTTTCTGATTATCGACTTTAGTAGTTACCTTTTCTGCTTTAGGTCGCTTAACTTTCACAACTTCTGCATCATCTTCTAGTGCAAATGCGTTGCGTGTCTCTTCTAATAATTTTTGCTTTGCTATTCTAGCGGCTCTAATAGCCTGTTCAATTTTTGCTTCTTCTTTTGTCATTCTTTCCGGCATTCTAATCACCTAATTCAATATTGTTTCCATTCTTTCTATTAAAGCCTGTTCTAAATCGGGCATAGAATAATGCTTTAGTAATAAATCATATAAAGCCCGTATTTTCAACTCTTTATATTTAGGTAAGTGCATACTTGTAGCGTCTATTGGTCTGTATCTATCATATACATTGTTATCGTCTTTCTTAATATCGTAATAATCCCAAGTCATCTAAGTCACTCCATTTTACTAATAATTTTTGCCATATCATCAAAGGACATATTTGCTACATCATCCATTGAGAAAGTAGAATTAACTTTATTATTCATTGAAGGAGTTGGACTGTTAGTAACAACTAATCCCGACTTCATTAAAACATTATCATCGTGATATGCTACCTTTTCTAATTCCTGTACTCTGCTAACTAGTTCCTTCAATAGAAGTACTACATCTTCACTTAATTCTGTCATCTTAAATCGCCGCCCTTCTTTGGATATACTAATTTCCTAATTTGTCTATATAGGGTTTCGTACTCCTTACGGAGTTTGCTCGCAGTGGATAAGATATTAAGGTTGTCTTCATCCATAACTTTCATCTTCTTAGTTAGTTTTTCATCAGACTTAATCAATTCCAAGTCTTTCATCATATCAAGAAGTTCACCCAATTTTGTAAAATCTTGCCCGAAGTATTCAGAAGGTTCCGCTGCTTGAAGCGTCTTTTTTAGGGCTTTCCTTTCCTTAGTTCCTAAAGAATCAAGAACCTTACTATCCTCTTTTTTTATTTCATCGTACCAGTTCCAATCCATTATCTTCTCCTCCTGCCTATTATTTTTGTGTGCTTAACTACCATTTTAAGTAGTCTTTTTAGTCTTGTTTTGTCTTCTTTACTAATCGAAGGTTCCATAATTATAAACATATTTTCGGGAGCAATTGCCTTTAATCCTTCCGTTTCTATATTCTCTATGGCATCCTCCATATTATCAAACATTCTATCATATCGGATTAACCATTCCTTTAATTCATCAGTCTCCCCATTAATCATTTGAGCAAGACTTCTAAGAGCATCATAGTATTGTTTATTTTCCATATCGGTTTTAGTTGTGGTCCTTTTCCCATAGGTAGGTTTTGCCATCTCTTCTTTAGTTTTCTCAGTTCTAGGTGGTTTGCCTTCTACTTCTTCCAAAATAGGTTTGAAAAGACTAGGCCGAAGCGAGATATTTTCCTTTGCATAATCTATACTATCAAAAAGTATAGCGGTGCTATCAATAAGCGAGTCCATCCTTTGTTCCATGTCCTCTTTAATTCGCTTAATATCTTTAGGCTGCATTTTTGTTTGATAGCCCATGCTTCGTTTAGCCATCTTTTTTTGTCGCTCTAATATCTCTAATGCTTTATTTGCCTGTTCTCGTTCCTCGCCCTTCAATCCCTTACGGTTACTTTTAGCGTTTTTTATTTTAGTTGAATATTCTTTAATTGATTCTTTTAGTTTTTTAATAGATTCAGTTCTTCTATTAGTATAGTTAGCCAAATTTTCTTCTATTGTTTTATCTCGATATTCTTTTAATCTTTCAATGAGAAAAGCGAGTTCAGTTTCATTGCGTATGATTTTTGCTCTCTCCTCTTTCATGTCTTGTATTAGGTCATCGTAGGCTACTATTTCGCCAAATCTTTCGTCTTGTCTTGCTGCTTCTCCTACAACCTGTCTCTCCTTTAATTCTCCCGACCTTCGCTCAGAATCAGAATCTTTGGATTGTTCCACTTGCATTTTTTTTCGGCTTCTTCTAATCAATAGTTGCTTTGCAGTAGTAGACCATTTACCATATGCGTCTAAGGGCCTTTTACCTAATGCCCTAACACTATAATTAGGAACATCATCATATTTTTGCTTAAATAATTCTAACAATAATATACTCATAGAATCTTGGTTCCTAATTTCTTCTGCCTCTACATCTGTTTCTGAAATGTTTTCTTCTCCGAGTATATCTTTG